GTAGATGTAAATCTCGCTAATCCATCATCAGCAGATTCAACATCAAGAGTAAAAGCAGGAGATCCTTTTCCTATACCTACATAATCAGCCCCACCATCAACAACAGCATGTTGGCGTTGCCGTTGGATTCCACCCTGAAGTCAGCGTCAGCACCGCTTTCGTTTACTATGACCCCCGCATTAAACGTAGCCGCACCTGCTTCTGACATATCAAACTCAACAGCAGTTATCGTTGAGCCACCATCATTACCTCTTATCAGAATGTCTTTATCAGAAATTAAGCTTTCAATAAAAAAGTGTGAAGAAGAGTTTTTCAAGGTTCCAAAAGTAACTGTGTCGTCTGCTAGGAAAATATCCCCGCCATCAGCATTGAGTATAATGTCTGATGCAACGTCTAGGGTTAAGTCACCAGAACTAACATCAATCTCTTGACCATCTATTGTGATGTTATCTACCACTACACCTGCGTTGGCTGTTAGGACTCCTGTTACGCCAAGAGTGCTTGCCATATCCACAGCGCCATCGATGTCAACGACATCAAGGTTAGTCGTGCCGTCAATATCAACATCCCCTGAGATGTCAAGAGAAGCTCCCGTTAAGACACCATCTTTAAGCAAAACGCCATCAATCGTCACACCACCAGCGGCTGTAATTTCGCTAATCGTATCTACATTTAGATTGCCTGTTGCAGTAATTGCTCCAGTGACACCTAATGTACCTGCGATAGTTGTATTACCTGTTGCTGCGGTGACATTAAACTTATTAGTGTTTACATCAAAGTCACCATCGACACCAAATGCGCCAGTAACGTCTATTCCCCCAGCTAGGGTAATATCCCCACCAACTGTAGCATCACCTGATAAGAAGATATTACGTGGGCGTGTAGCGCCCGTTGCGCCTATATCGTAAGTATTATCGGTAAAAATAAGATTTGACGTGATTGTGCTGTTAACAGTCAACGTGTCAGCCGCAGCATTACCAATCGTGGTATTACCAGAAATAGTCAAATCAGTCGCTGAAATAGAACCCGTCAATGTTGGTGACGAGATCGTAGGGCCTGTAAGGGTCTTGTTAGTAAACGTCTCTGTACCCGCAAGCGTAGCTAGTGTGCCTGTTGTAGGTAAAGTGACGTTAGTTGCACCTGTAGTTGTTAACGTGAGTGCATTCGCTCCAGCCGTTGTAAACGCCGCTGCGGTAGTCAAAGCTCCTGCAAGGGAAACTGTGTACCCACCAACTGATAGCGATGCTACGTTTGTAACGCCTTCTAAGACGTTAGTACCATCACAAAAAAGAAGCATTGTTTTGCCATTAGGAACAGCTATTCCCGAACCACCAGATGTTTTAAGCGTAGCGGCTTGCCCTGAAGCATTCTTAGCAATATAAATTTTAGCGACTGTAGGGCATACGACAGTCGCCGCCCCAGTCAAATTTGTACCCGTATCCGTGAACTCTAGCATCGCACAACGCGATTCAGAGGTTGTGCCATCAGCGGTAGTTAACACATGGGAATTACTTGACCACGTGTCAATGACTGCACGCCCGACAATGGCCTGCTCAATCATAGAAGTGATATTGTCGTTTACAACATCCCCCCATGTACCACTGAGTTCCCCTTGGACAGGAAGGGCTAGTTTAAGTGTCGAAGTGTACTGTGTTGTCATCTTTTAATCCTCACGCGGCTATATCTTGCCAATTAGGAGTCTGTCCTGTTGAAACATTACCCCAAGTTGGTGCTTGTGCGCCAGCAATATTTTGCCAATTGGGGTTTTGATTGTCATTTATGTCTCCCCAAGTTGGTGCTTGTGCGCCAGCAATATTTTGCCAATTGGGGTTTTGATTGTCATTTATGTCTCCCCAAACAGGTACTGTACCTACCGCGCCTGCTGCATTTACACCTGTTACAGCTACATCTGAGTTAGCTGCAACTATTACACTACCGAGTTGTGTTTGTCCGTAGACTCCTGTTACATTTCCTACAATACCTAAACTTACAGAGACAGTTCCGATAGAACCTGTGACCGCAAGCCCAGATGCTGCGACGTTTGCGTCTCCTGTCGTGGAGACTGTGCCTAAAGCACTTGTAGCGCTTACCCCGACGGGGTAGATATTTGCTTCGGCAACAACAGTTACTGAACCTAAACCGCCTGTAGCGGATAAACCTGCGGGGGAGACAATTGCTCNTGCGCTTACAGTTACACTGCCAAGTGCACTTGTTCCTACATTACCAGTTACTGCTACGTTAGCATCTGCGGAAACTGCTACTGTTCCTAGCCCTGTTGTTGCCTCTAGTCCAGANGGTTGAACTACAGCCCCTGCACTAACAGTCACGCTACCTAACGCAGACGTGCTTAAAACACCTGTAACAGCTACATTAGCTGCCGCATCAACAACTACGGTGCCTAATGCTCCTGTGGCTNCAACCCCTGTTGGGAAGATNTTTGCTTCCGCAACAACACTAACTGTACCTACTGCTGTTGTAGCTTCAAGCCCAGCGGGTTGNACCGTAGCGGCACCACTAACAGATACAGTACCAACCGCACCTGNCGCTGACGGCATCTGTACATCGGTACCCCACGCGGTACTGCCCCACCCACCAGCGGACCAACCTCCATAGGTTACAAGTACATCAGCCATCAGTCATCACGCTATTCGTATGATGGCGTTGGATGCGTCCGCAGTTGGGAATTGGATGGTAAAATNACCTGCTGTAGATGTCTTATCTGCACCAAAATCAAGAACCGCCACGGCGGGATCACCACCACCAGACTTATATATTAATGCTCCACGTGCCGTAATTGTTGCTGTAGACCATGTAGTATCGCTAAAATCTAGGAACGCAGTAGTACCAGACGTCGTTGGAGCAACAACGGTTAACGTGTTACCACCTGATGTATAACCCGCACCCGATACTTCATTTGTTGCACTAAACGCGGTAGTAGTTGCACCCAGTGTTGCCGATGAGGTAAACAGTGCGATCTTAAACGTCTGAGACGTGTCGGAACTAAAGTCCATTTCTCCATCAAGAAGTGCTTTCTTGAATGAAGTTACCATTGCTTGCGATATTGCCATTTTTTATCTCCTATTCTACTTTCATTCTAAACTGCCCAGAGCGATATGTATCTTCACGAAGTTTACCATCACCCAGAGTTTTCAGCAGTTTCAGCGATTGAACATATAAACGCTCATAAAATTGTACTAAATCAGGTTCGCCTTTCATAAAGCGAATAGCCTCAATTAGTGCTCCATTAAGCAGCGCTGAATCAAACTCATCACCTAACCATGTAGTANCCGCTGTAACAATCGACTCAGGGTAATACCCATAATGCAATTCCATTGTATAAGCGCCGTCAGGGGTAGGCCCTAAGAGAAACGAATCATCATCAAAATATGCGTAATGTTTCGGTAATCCTTGTGACGAAGCACTAGGATATGCTTCCCTAACAAAATTTACATCTTTATTGAGTAAGTAATGGTAGTCTCCAGCACTATCAACAACCGCTAGTGAATAGCTCCACAGGAAATCTGTAGGCGCACCAAGGTATTTGTTTCCTGAACTAAGTGTTCCTGTTACGTTTCTACGCAGGGCAGGAATTTGAACCGTGTTATATATCTTTTGTTCAGCTTGTTCAGTAAACATAGCGAGTTCGTCATCAGTGAAAGAGTTTTCAGTGATGTTCTCAATATTTGTTTTTAACTCGCTATAGTTCATAGTTTACCCCATTGGCCCACGAGCCATAGTTCCCTTTGTAGCCGCGCCTACACCACGGATTTTTACCCCCGTAGTTTTAACATCCTTCATGCTTGNTTTTGCCCCATANGGTTTAACACCTTTATCCTTTATAACCTTGACTTTTTTCATTCCAAAAACATTCATTTTACTACTCCTACGTAATGTTTANGATAACTTGCCCNAAATAGCCAGTACCAACTAACGAATCANGGGTAAGCCCATACGGATCATATCCTCCGCCTACTGGATTCCATCCCCATTGGATGTCTCTACTACTNTATGGCCCAGCTTCNCCNATACTTGTATCTATNCTNGGGTCTCGTATAGCCTGCGGATCATCTACAGGATATTCACCTAATTTATTTTGTGGTTGATCTGGGTTCCAACACTCAGGACATGCTTTAATGTCCGTGTCACGCCCTTTAACCACAAGGTTACGCAACTCTTTAAGTTTGTATTGAAACCCACAAACATCACACAGGGCGATAGCTTTCTTAGCAGATGCAAACCTATCTCCCATACTATATTCTGCCTATTTTAGGCACAAAACGCGCAGAAGTTTTTTCACGATCTTCTTGCGCAGCTAGGGCAAATTGTTCGTCATAAATCTGTTTTAGCATACCTACACGCTCTATAAGTTCTGGGTCTTTCATAGCAATATAATATGCTAACCCTGCAACCATACAGGGGAAGAACCTAAAATTCATATCTGCGGTCTGCACACCACTACCCGCATCTTCTATTCGGCGCATACGCCAATATATAAGTTGATAGCTTTGCGTACCATCAGGAATAGGCCATACAGTAGCCGCAGGGACTTGCTCCCAATATACAGGGATAGCATTCCCTCCCACTGTATGTGCAGCGGCTGTTGTGCCTTGCTGTCCTCTAAAACAGTTTTGCAACACATTATCATCAATACTGCTGTAGTTTATTATTTCATCTTCAATCTTAACAAAACCTGCGGGCGGTAAGTCAGAGACACCGCTTAAAGTAATAGTAGTATCTGTACTCGACGCTGTAGCTNCTAGTGTGATTCCTATAGGNTAAGTTTGTCCACTATTCCTGTGGATAAAAATTTGTACTGGTCTACCTTGTGTTAACTTGTTAGGGATAGATGCGTAAGTGCTTACACTAATACGACTTAT